ATTTTCATTAAAAATATAAATATCATGTTTATTAAAAAAATTATTTAAATCTAATTTATTAATAAAAATTTGATCAATGTCCATATTAATAACATAATCATATTTTAATTCTAAACATTTTAAAATATTTTCAAATCTTATATTATTACAAAAAGCTGATAATTGAGTATATAAAAAATTATTATTTTTAATATTTTTTAATTTTATCCACTGCCATTTATTATCATTTTTTAATCCTAATATTTTATTAGGTATATTTTTATTAATAATATTAATTTTAATTTTATTACTAATATTTTTAATTTTTTCTTGTTTTATTTTATCAACATTTACTAAAGTTACATATGTATCAATATCATTATTAGAGTATAAACTTTTTAAAAATACTTCTAATTTATCATAATATATATCATCACTAGTAACAGTAATTATATAACTACTCATAATTAACCATATTAGGTGGCGGTAATAATAAAGAAGGCCAATGACAAATTAGATCTTTTATAGTTTCAATATTTTCATCAATAATTGTATCACTTTCTTGATCTATATTATTTAAAAGATCTAAAATAATTTTTATTTCGTTTAATGTATTTTCATCCTTTTCTAATTCTGCTTCATTTTTTTCCGTTTTTAAAGTATTAATACATTCTTCTTTCTTATCTAAAATTAATTTTTTCCATATATCCTTACATTCTTTCATTCTAATACTATCTTCTGAATGTAAATTGTTATCTTTAATAAAATCAGGGTGTATGTTAAATAAAGCAGATAATAATAATAAATTTTGGTTATAGTTGCTTTTTAAAGTAATCTGTTTAAATGCTTCTTCATCTTTTATTTCAATATTATTTTCTTCACATAAATTTTTAAATATAATATATCTGTTCAAAAAATCTCCTATAACAGTTTTATTATAGTTATTAATTAATTTTTTATCACTAAGATAATAAATGTCTACACTACTTTTACAATTTATTAAATCAGTTCTTAGGAAACCCCAATCAGTATTTTTTATATCCGAAGAATCAATTTTTTGATTTATTATATCAAAAAATTCAAATTTTTCAATTTTATCTTTATTGATTATTTTATCTATTTCGTCATGAAAAGTATCGGGTATAAATTCTTTATTAAGTGTAACTAAAGTTTCATCACCATTATACTTTGCAATACTAACCAATTTCTTAATATTGTTTATAATAAGTTCTCTATTTGTCATTTTTTAACATGTATTATCTTGCAATTGTCTAAAGAAATTGCTTTTGCCACCTAAATTAACCTTAACTCCTGTTTGCACTATACATGATTGGGTTAAATTATCTTTTAGAGTTACTGAATATGTAGCTGCATTTAAACCGGTGAAAGTAGCTGAAGGGGAAGACTGTGGCCCACATACTGTTGTACCACCATCCCCTGTAATAGAGAATTGATAACATTTATCACCGGAACCATCAGTAACTACACCTTCAGGTAAAAGAGAAGTAACTATTCTACCATTATTATTTAAATTATATGGTGAATTAGGAGTTTCAGGTATTGCTTGTATATCCCCGGTCATAATTTGACCGCATTTAAATTCAGATAGTTTAGCAGGATTAACCCCACTACCATCATCATTAGGTAAAAATGCATTAGTTAAATACCAACTATACATAGTATTAATACTAACTGTATCACCGAAACTATTACCAGAAGTTTGGCAATTGCAGTTTCTCATTGTATTAATATCACTAAATTTTAGATTAGTTCCTGTGCGTGTTAAAAATGCATCCCCCATAATATTATTTATGTTCAGTCAAATATTTTCAACTCATTAATTTGATCTTCTATATTTTTTAATTTTATATTATGAATAGTATTCAATGACCTATCCAATATTTTATCTATAGGTTGACCTTCTATACTATTTGCATTAATTTTATTAATAGTTATATTTAAATTATAAATTTTATTAATAATTTTACATAACTTATATTTAGAAATTTTTTCCAAACTATGTAAATGTCTAACCCCATTCCAAAAATTATCATTATTGATTATATCTAAAATAAATTTTGATAATTCTAAAGCAGTTACACCATTCCATATACAATTATCATACCCACTTATCATATTATTTTTATTATCTAAAACCCACTTTAGTAATCCCCCATACTTACCAATAAAAGAAGTTCTTATTATTGTACCATTGGTTACAAGACTTTTTGATATTCCATATACATCATTAGCATTAGGTATAAAATCTTCATAATAATTTCCCTTTTTACCGTCATAAACACAATCAGAACAAATATGTATAAAATTAGCTTTTTTAAATTTACAAATTTTAAAAATTTTATTTGGAAATAATGAATTTATTATAAAAGTATTTTTAATACCTGTAGATTTTATTTTTGGTTTTAAAATACCTATACAATTGATAACAACATCATTTTCATTAATTTTATGGAAAAAATAATTATTATTAAAATTAGTTACATCAAAATCTATTCTACTATATTGTTCTACTATAAAATTTTGTAAAGTAAAAAATCTTTTGATATATGTAGCTAAATTACCGTTACCTAATACTATTATTTTCATTAAAACATTTTAATTTAGATAAGTCTACTTTATACTGACTACTACAAGAACTATTACAATCTCTATGTTTATCTAAAGCATAAAAATTTTGTATACCCATTACCGCTTGTTCAGGGGTCATATACATGTGGTAACCTATATCTTCAACCGGTAAATCTAACATATCATTATAATATATAGAAGGTCTTCCATCATATCTAATTCTCTTAAACCATTCAAAAGCATTTATATCATCGGTTAAAATCATACCGCCTTTACCGGTAGATAGTATTTTTTTAAAATTAAACGATAAACAATAAAATGTATCTTTTTCATATATTTGACTACCGAATTTTTGAGCTGAATCAATTATAGGTAAACTACCTAACTTATATGAACCAGCCCAAGATTTATCTACGAACTTTACTTTATAACCAGCATTTATAACCTGCATTGGTACTGAAACGTATGTTTGTTTAGGTATTTCTATAAAATTATGATTTAATTTTAATTTTTCTTTACAATATTTTAAAGATAAAAATAAAGCATTAGTACAACTATCAACTGCAATTGCATACTTACTACCTGCATAATTTGCAATTAGACTTTCAAATTTATCTACATTATCCCAAACTGTATTCATTTTTTACTATAAATTAAATTAAATGCCTCTGAATATTTACTATTACATTCCATACCTCTAAATTTTGCATATATTTTTATACCTTTATCATTTCTAGGGTTGGGGTATTTTCTTATTTCATTTTTATATTGATAAAAAGCTTTTATTTTTTTATTTAACTGTTTTTTAGATATACTTTCATACCAGTTTATTTTGAAATTATTTTTAAATGATTGTGTAGTTGATGATGGTGTTTCATAAGAAAAAATCATTTCAGGGGAATCAGGCTGGTATCTACGCAATACTACTTCACATACATCATAAACTGTTTTATGGTCTTGATTCAAATCATTTTTGTTAGGTATATATATTATATTAGGTTTTATTTCATAATATAAATCTTCTAATTTTTTAAGTAGTTCATTTTTATATTCATTTAATTTTTCATCTTTCATATTTAAATGAAATATTTTTTTAACTTTTAAAATATTTAAACAATTAATATGATCAATATTATTATCTACTTTACGCTTACAACATATAATAACGTTTACTTCATATTTTTTTTCAATATATTTTTGAATAGTACCCCCTACCCCTAAAACTTCATCATCTGCATGGGGAGCAATAACTAAAACTCGTTTCATTATTATATTATAATATTTTATATCCATTATTCAAGTAGTTTTTAAACCTTATGTATATAAATAAATTATTATGAATGAAGAGAATATTAAAACTATTACTGAACAATTCAATTTTTTTACTCAAGAAGTACAAAAATTTAATGAAAAAGGTATTGCAGCAGCTGGAACTAGAGCAAGAAAATCATTACTTGAAATTGCAAAACTAACTAAAGTAATAAGAAAAGATATACAGGATGTAAAGAATACTAGTAAGCATTAAATAATAATGTGATAACTTTTAAAAAATTTTATGAAAGTAATAAACCTCTCGGTTTAATAGAAACAATTACATTTAAAGAATTGGGTCCTGTAGAAGCTAAAATTGATAGTGGTAACGGAGCTTACAATGTATTGCATGGAATTAATTTATCATTTAATGAAAATAGATCTCAAGTATCATTTGATACTGTTAATAATAAAAAATTAAAAAAACCGGTAATAGAATTTATTGATATAAATGTAGGTTCTGGACCAGATGGAGAGGCTACTATTGATAATAGACCAGTAGTAGAGTTTGATATTGAAATAGGTAATAAAGTTTATCCTAAAACTAAATTTTCAATAGGTTCTAGAGAAGATAATGATTATAAAATTCTTGTAGGTAAAGGATTTATAGAAAAATTAGGTGGTTTAATAGATGTAAGTAAAGAAGGAAACTTAGATTAATTATCTTAAACCTGTAGTTTCAAAAACATCTCTAGCAACACCTGCTGAAAATCCTCTTTCAACACCTTTTACTATAACTGATATAGCATTATGACTATGTAAACTTTCATTATGTGAGGCTACTATCTTAAAGTCTTTAATACGAGATTCACTATTAAGCTTATCATATAGAAGTCTTACTGCATCTTCTACAAACTTAAGATATGAACCGTTCTTTTCAGCAAACGCTTGCTCATCTTCTCTTTTTACCATTACTTGAGTTTCAGTTTGTAAAGCTGCTAAGCATAATTCTTGTAGATCTTCTACCCATAACATATCATTGAAACGTACACTTACTCTTGCTACACTTCGCTGACTATGAGGTACTGTAGCACGATTACGATACTTTTCAGCATGCTCACTTAATTCAAAACTACAAGGACAAGCTGATGAATATACAAAGTCAAAATGTATATATTTCTTAAAATCTCCATCTTTAGTAAGATCACCCTCAAATACCACATCATAATATTGATAACCTTCTAAACCACTACGTAAACTTTTCTGCTTAATAGGATATGAAATCTTAAGCATTATACGAGAATCAAATACTTTAAGATTTTCTTTATAGGATTCTAATACATCTTTTATATTATCAATACTAAATAGATCATCTTTATGGTCATAAAAACTTCTCATAATACGTGACATATTAATACCTTTCTTATGAGCTTCTAAACTCACACTACCAGTTACACTCGTTTCAAGATTGATTGTCTTACCATCTCTCTTTTTATAAGTTAGAGGTAATCTAAAATTATGTATACCTACTTGTTGAATAGGTACTGCAGCTCCTTGAATTAAACTTGATGGGCCATTTTGCAAATCTGGTAATGATGAAATATATTTTCTATCAGCTTTAACATTATTATCATAAACTCTAATAGGAGGAAAATAACCTTTACTATACTCTTCACCCATTATTTCTTTAGCAATAACATCTTTTTCACCAGTTAGTTCACTTTCACTTACATCATCACCTAACCATTCATAATTTTTTACTTTACTAGACATATATCTATTATACCATATAGATTAAATATTTCAATGACCGATAAAGAATTATTTGAAAAAACTGAAAAAGTTTTTAATCTTAAAAATAAAAATATACTTATAGAAAAGGTATATAATAAAGGTAACTTTAAAAAAAATCTTCAAGAAACATCACCTATAAGATCTAATTATGCAGATAATACTGTTAGTGCAGGTAGAGCTGCTGGCAGAGGAGCTTTAGGAGCAGCAACAGCAGCTGGTAGAGGAGTTGCAGCTACCGGTAGAGGAGTTGCAGCTACCGGTAGAGGTCTTGGAGCTGTAGCAAAAGGTGCTGGTAGTATAGTTAGTAACTTATTTGGTTCAGGTAGGGAAAAAAGATTACAACAACGAATGAAACGTAAACAAATGGCACAAGATCTTAAAAAATCTAGACAAACTTTAAGTGCTGATAAAAGAAAAGCTGAAGCTCAAGCTAGACAAGAAGAAATAAAAGCTCAGCAAGCTCAAGTAGATTTAATGAGTGGTAAAAAGGGCGGGAAACAAGGTCCTAAACCTAAAGAAGGCACTAGACAATATGATGCGTATATAAACGATTCTAGATACAGAAAAGTTTGGGATGCATATGCAAAAGGAGAAGAAAAAAATATATCAGCCCAAGATATAGATTATTATAATGCAGTTAATGATAAAATTGAAAAAGGTACTATAGATACTGAAGCTGATAAAAAAGCTAAAGAAGAATTAAGAAATAAAGCTGCTGCTGAAATTGATAATAATATCAAACTAAAGGCTCCTAAAACTGAAAAATATTTAACTACAAAAAAACTAAAAGATAATTATACTAAATTTATGTTAGGAGATGAGTTAACTATTAATGATTTAAAAACTTTAGCTTTTTCTATTAGTGAAATAACTAAGTATGATAAAGAAGAATTAAGCGGTATTAAATCATTAATAGCAGCAAATAATGATAAATTAACTTCTGGAGCAATTGAATCATTTATTAAAGATTTACCTAAAACTGCAATTAAACAAACAACTCCAGATATAGAGTTAAAACAAGCTATTCAAAATATGGCAAAACAAGAAAATTTATCACCCAAGGAAATATTAATGAAATTAAATAAAGAAGCTGATAAATTTAAAATTGATGATATTGTCTTAGGTAGTGCAGGTGCTACCCATGAAGTTATAGGTAAAGATCCAAAAACAGGAACAGTTGTAGTAAGATCATTAAAGGGTAAAAAAAGAACTAAAAGATTTGCTAAAGATTTAAGATTACAACAAAAAAGTTTAGAAATCCCAGATGCCGCCGAGGAAGTAAGCTTCGAACAAATTATAAAAAAGTATAGATGATTATCTCGTCCCTTCTCTCTATCTAAAGATATTTTAATATTAATTTTTTAAAAAGTCAACTATTATTTTAAAAAAAGTTGATTTTTATTAAATTTATATCATAATAATAATATGAGATATGTATCAACAAAAATTATACCGATGGGTAGTACAGCCTTTCGTCAATGGAGAGCAGATAGTCATTGCAAGTTAATTCATGGCTATAGATTACAATGTAAATTATGGTTTACAGCAGATGAATTAGATGATAAAAATTGGATTTATGACTTTGGTGGTTGTAAAGAAATTAAAAATATTTTAGAAAAGCAATATGATCATACAACTGTAGTAGCTGCTGATGACCCAGAATTAGGTATATTTAAGTTAATGTCAGAAAAAGGTATGATTGATTTACGTATTGCAGATAAAGGTGTTGGTATTGAAAGAACTGCTGAATGGGTATATGAAAATGCTAATAAGTTTGTTACAGAACAAACTAATAATCGTGTAAGAGTTATTAAAGTAGAAGTATGGGAGCATGAAGGCAATAGTGCAATTTATGAAGAATTATTAAATACTACTAAGGATGAAGGTCATATAGAGGTTAAAGAAGAAAAGTCACTTAGTGAAATTATGCAAGAACAAGTAGAACCAATTATAAATGATGATAAACTAGATAGTATGCATGAATTAAAAGAAAAAGAAATACAAGCAACTGCTATTATAAATGATGAGGTAAAAAATGAACAAGGACCTAGAACACCTCCATTGAATAGTAAAGTTACGCAAGGCTTAAGGAATCCATTTGAAGGAACATCATGGGGTTAGGTGAAATATATCAGCATAATGTAAATAAAACCTCAATAAATCAAACAGGTATATCTACTGGTGTACCATCAATAAGAGAACGTGATCCTCAACAAGTAAAATTAGAACAAGACGTATTAACAAAAATGTTAGAAGTTGCTGCCCCTCCATCTCCGGAAATAAAAAAAATTGAGCAGGTACAAAATGTTGCTAATATTGGATTAGAACAAGCTTTAAAAGAATTACTTAATAGTACTGAGTCTATCAACGATAAATCTTAGAACTTCGCTTCTAACAATATCATTAGCAGTAAATTCAAAATTATTAATACCCCATTCAGTTGACCCTGGCACGTCAAAAGCTTTAAAAATTTCTTTAAAACCACTTTTAACTCCAATATCAGCTTGATAGCTATCACCAACTACAAGATACTTACTATTTTCCCCAAAACGAGTTAAAATTGTTGTTAGTTCTGAATTAGTCATATTTTGAGCTTCGTCAATAATAACGCATGAATTTTTAAAAGTTAGTCCTCGGGTAAAATTAACCGGTATACATTTTATATAGCCTTTACTAATTAAATTACTACCTGCACCAGCTGTAGTAATTTCTTCTAGTTTATCAATTAAAGGCATTGACCATGGTGCAAATTTTTCTTCTAATTCCCCTGGTAAAGCTCCCATACTACGTGAAGCACTTTCAACTATAGATCTTATATAAATTATATTATCTATTTGTTTTCTATTTAGCATTTTTAATGATGCTAAAACAGCAAGATATGTTTTGGCTGTACCTGCAGGACCATCTACCATACACATTCGTGTATCTTGCTGTAGAGTTTTAATTAAAAAATTAACCTGATTTTTAGTTAATTTATAATCTTCATTTATTTTGAAGTCTAAATCCCAATTTTTTTCTGGTTTTTCGACTGTTATATCAGAGATAGAACTTAATGGTACTTGTCTCTTTACCGATTTAACCCTTTTACGGGTAGTTGATGTTTTTGAC